ATTGTTACTGAATAACAATTCGTGCAAATAATGTTAGGGTTTCCGCACTTGCTCTGTTGTTGGCAATATGGGTTAGTGATTGTATTGCTAGAGATTGCTTTTAAACCCTCTAGCTTTCCAGTCATCTTAGATATATGGATAGTATGAATTGACATTGTTGTGATTCCTTAACTATTGATTGATTAAAATAACTACTTACTACAACTATAAAAATACTCTCTTTTGGGTATTGTGCATATTAGGGAAAACCCTAAGGCCCATGGGATAGAGAGGCGAGGCAAAAAACCCCATGCCTCTAGAACGCATCAAAACGCTCTCTATTGCGTTTTAGTTGTTTTGTAAGCAAGTGCATTAGAGGGGTTGCGTTCTCTCAATCTAGAGCGTTTTGAGCAGTAAGTTTCCAGTAAGGCTCATGTAAGTTTCGTGTCAGCCTGGGGTTGTCAATAGGGGAAAACCCTAATACCTTTTTGATGCATTGCAACAATGCCAAAATGTCAAGAACTAAAAACCCTAATAGGGTTAACCCCTGGAAAATGGATTAAACGCTCTCTATTGCGTTTTCATCTTTGGCAATAGTAAGGGTTCAACTGGTTGGCGTTCTCTCAATACAGAGCGTTTTAGAAAGCACTCTTTTAGTGCAGCCATGTAAGCATTTTGTAAGGATTGCCTGATTTTTGGGTTGCCTTTTTGGCAGATTGTCAACTAGGGAAAACCCTTATATTAAATAAACTAATCGGCTCGGGTTGGTTGATAGTTAATTCCTATAATGCTCTATCTCTCGCACCCGCATATAGGCAACTTGTCAACTAGGGAAAACCCTAATCTGGATCAGTTAGCATATTGGCTAAGTGAGTGACCGCTCACCTGGCAAGTTAGCACCTACTCACTTGCCAGATTAATAGATTACCAAAGTGCTAAGTAAGTGGACGCTTACTTATCATCCTGGGTAAGTGAGTGACTACTAACATACTAAGTTAGTAGACGCTTACTTGCTGCATTGCCTAAGTGAGTGACTGCCCACATTGCCAAGTTAGTGAGTGCTTACTTCGCGGCCCATGTTAGTGTCTGCTTACTTACCATCCTGGCTAAGTGAGTGACTACTAACTTAACCTTACGCCAAGCTGACAGTCTTCCAGATCAGTAAGGTTCGTGTAAGGTGAGGGGGTGTTGTTTTTATACCACACCACCATTTAAGGTTCCATCAGCAGGCCGCCGGGGAGGCTCCAACCAAACCCAAGGTCTTGCTAATTTTCCTATTTTCTTTTTTTATTTTTTGTAAACTTATAAGGAGGTATTAAGAGACCAACTGAACGCTCACTCTGGCATGTTGCCTATTTTTTAAGCAAGTTGCCTATTTTTTAAGCAAGTATTAAGAGGCGAGACAGGATAGAGAGACGAAGCAAAAACGCCCAAACTGTTGATTCTTAAGACTAAATTTATAACTTGTAAGTTTCGTGTAAGGATTCACTCTCAATACCCCGTCACAAGCCCAACTTGCAAGTTGTTGATTTGTAAAGAGATAATTTTCTAGCGGCTGGGGTAGCGGGGGTAGTCGGGGTATTTTCTTATTTTTTATTTTTTATTTAAAAAAATAAAATAAAATAATTGGATATAACTTGATTTAGACCCTGACTACCCCGACTATCCAGCCGCAAATTGTGGATAACCTGTGGATAACTCGGCTTTTCCTGTGGATAACTTTTTATTTGTGGAATAGGGCTGAAAGTATTGAGAGTTTGCATAAGTAGTAGTGAAAGGACTGGAAAATGAAACGAATCAACCCAACAACCAACGAACCATTCAAGCGGGGAGATGTCCGTGAAGATGGTTATATATTTTTCTCCTACGCTAAGGTATTAAGATTAGATGGCACCTTCAAAGAGATCTGGTTGAACCCTTCTGTGTCAGATAGGATTAAAACAAAAGACCGAACACATAAGAAGGCAGTATACCAACGCAAGACTAACCGCTTGCCACCCAATACGGCTAATCTAACTGAAATGGAAAAAGTAGAACTTAGAGATGCTTTACGTATATAAAATCCTTGGCATCTTAGAAACCCTCGATGGTGTCATAGGGGGTATCAGAGTGACAGTATGTTCCTCCGTCTACATGGGTGATGTGGATGTGCCAAGTATTATATTTGATAAAGAGACATTGGATTATCTAAAGTTCAGATTAAAAGTTCACAGTTATGTGAATGTCCAACAGTTACCGAATAAGATTCAGAATAAATTGAGAGAACCTATCGGTAGATATTTGGACGAATGGATTAAAGAAGAACATGGCATTAGCAAATAATACAGCGGTGCCCGTGCCGAATGGTTGGGTGCTGGCTAAGTATTTGAAGAAGGGCGATTATGTCATGGGTATGTCTGGTCAACCAGTGCAGATAGAATCCATCCAAACTTATACACCAAAGCAGATGTATGAGATGACTATGCACGATGGTGTGTATGTGATGGTGGATAAGCATGCGAAGTTTCCTGTGGATACTTCTTATGACAGGATTAATGAAGCCAATCTGAAGCACATGAGAAAGCGTTGGCATAAACAAAGGTACAACACCATTGAAGAGATGTTGGAGCATGGGTTGTTAACAAAATGGGGTAGGAAGTTTTATGCCATACCTAACACCCAGCCAGTGCATTTCCAAAGTGAAGACCATCCAGTGCCACCGTTCATTGTGGGGATGTGGGCGACAAGGATGAACAAGACGAATTGTTATCGTGTGCCAGCAGAGACCTTGGAGTATATTCGTAAAGAGATAAGGATGGTGGGGTGGTCGACCAAATTGATTGGTGAGCGTGAGATTGAAGTGCGTCCATCGATTGCGACATCGTTCTTGACCAAGTATTACACCAAACCAACCATCTTACCGATTGAGTATACCTTTGGGTCTGTTGACCAGCGGATTGATTTGTTGCGTGGGTTGTTGTCTATCAAACCTGGTTGTTACAAAGAAAAGTATCATCGGTTTGAACTGAGAAGCAGAGATATTAACTTCCTCATCACATTGCAAGGGGTGTGTGAATCTCTTGGAATTAAAACATTTGTGCACTCCAAAGAAACAAGTTTGTCACATCTGTTAATTTTTAAAACCAATATCAAACTGGTACCTCATCAGAAGTATCAGGAACGCATGGTGAATGCGGGCAGACGATTAGTATCCAAAATCGAAGAAGTCCCAGCCATAGAGTGCGTTCATATTGAAACCAAAGAACCATTTGTCGTAGGACAAGGATTTTTACCAATATGGCATTGACCAAAAAACAAGAAGCAATCCTCAGTGCGTTTGCTGCAAAAAACAAACACTGGCCAAAAGACCAACTTGACCTCGCTCTGTGGAGAGTGAGATGGGAGTTGCAAGCACTAGACCACCAACGAGAACCCGAAGATGGGGAGTATGACACCATGCTCATGTTGGCGGGTCGTGGTGCTGGTAAGACTTACACAGCGTCTAACTGGATTGGACAACGAGCCGCCTTATACAACGGCACTCGTTGGTTGGTGACTGCCCCAACATCTAACGACATTCGAGCAACGTGTTTCGAAGGTGACTCTGGTCTTCTCAACATCATCCCCCATTCGTTGATTGATACTTACAACAAATCGTTATTTGAGATTCACCTTAAGAATGGTTCGATGATACAAGGCATCCCTGGTTCAGAACCAGAGCGTTATCGTGGTAAGCAGTTCCATGGTGCGTGGTTCGACGAGTTGGCGGCGTTTGATTACTTGGATGATGCATGGGATCAGGCACAGTTCACACTGCGTTTGAGAGACCCACGACTAGCACGAGTCCAGCAGATTGTCACAACCACACCAAAACCAAGAGAGTTGATTGTCGACTTGAACGAAGGTAAGGTCGGTGGTGATGTGTATGTGGTGAACGCCTCGTCTTATGCCAATAGAGAAAATCTATCGAAATCGTTCTTTAAAGCCTTGGAAGCCTATGAGGGTACTGACCTAGGTAAGCAAGAGATTTATGGTGCGATTCTTGACCCAGAAGATGCGGGTATTGTGAAGCGTAAGTGGTTCAAGCTATGGCCAGCCAAGATGCCGTCCCCAGTGTTGGAGTATGTGTTGGCATCTTATGACCCAGCGACCAGCGAGAAGACAGTGAACGACCCAACGGCTTGCGAGATATGGGGTGTGTTTGAACACCAAGACGTGGGTACTTGTTTGATTATGTTGGACGCATGGGATAACCATCTGTCTTACCCAGAGCTTCGTAAAAAGGTTATCTCTGACTTTAAAGAAGTGGTGTACGGGGCAGATAATGATTTTGCAAAAGGTCGTAAAGCTGACCTCATATTGATGGAAGATAAATCGGCTGGTATTTCTTTGATTCAAGAGTTGCAAGGTTCGGGTGTGCCAGTGCGTGGATATAATCCTGGTAAAGCAGATAAAGTTCAGCGTTTGAACATTGTGGCACCTCTGATTGCTAAAGGCAAAGTGTATATCCCAGAAGACCCAGACAAGCCTGGAGAAGTGGCACCATGGGCAAAACGGTTCATCCGTCAAGTGTGTTCCTTCCCAGAATCAGGTGGGCATGATGACTATGTGGATGCTCTCTCACAAGCTCTGAGGGTGTTAAGAGATTCGGGATGGATACATCTTGACCCGTTGCCATTCAGAGACCATGACTATGTGGATGACGAGATGAGGAAGAAGAGATACAATCCTTACGCAGTCTAGGGCGAAACCCCCAGCTTTTGTGCATAAGTAGTAATAGATATGAATCTAATTAAATCCCCCCTATCTGCTCTACTGAACCAAGCTGGCATTCCAACCTTGGCTAATGGAGGCACACCTCCTACTCCAGCAATCAACCCATCGCAAATTTATAGAGCGATTAGGTATTCTGGTATGGGCACACCAGCTCCATACGCTAAGTATGGTTCAGACCCGTTTGCATATTTGCAAGGGGATAACATGATAGATGCATATCGTGCCAATCCTAAAAACAAGTTTGGTTCAAAAGATTTTATTGAGACGCAACCAACTCGGTTGAACTCAGACCAGATTAACGCTTACATGAGAGCATTAAGAGATGCCGCTCATCTAGGTGTCAAACCATTAACACCAGAGCAGTTAGCTACCATGGCGTTGGTGGAGGGTCGCAGTGACCTTGGTTACAACATGTTTAACTACAACAACCCTAAAGCGGTCAAGCTGGCAGAAACATTGTCTGATTACATGGGACACGACCCTCAAGCAGCTGGTTTTGCAGCGGCGGTGTTAGATAAACAACAGCAGTCACAAAGAACGGGTATTCCGTTCACAACATTGTGGAACGGTACTGGTCGTGGTGCGGCGGGTACTGGTGCAGACTATACAAAACGTTACAATGCGGCGTATAATACTGGTGCGTATGAGCATCCTAAAAATGCCATGTTGTATGAAGCAATTGCGACTGGCTTAATGCCAGACCCAGTTAAAGCAACAATGCCTCAAGTAGACGCTATGGGCAACCCTATTGGATTTAAAGAGGGTGGTCATGTGTCGAAAGAAAAGGCGTTCTTGAAATTTAAAAAGAAATAACTTATGCCAATTCTACCAATCGCCCAAGGCGCTAACCTACCGTCTTTAGATAGAAATGAAGACGTTCAAGAAGCTACGATGCAAGATGATGAAATTGAGCACTTTGAAGAAGTGCTTGGTTTAGAGCCTGGTGAAGCCGAAGAAGAAGTAATTGAATTGGATGATGGCTCGGTCATCATCAACTACAAGCCAAAAGAAGGTCCTAATCAGAATCCAGAGTTCTATGCCAACTTGGCAGAAGAGTTGGATGAAGATGTGCTTTCTGTAATGGCGAACGATTTCTTGGATTTAATTGACGTTGATAAAGAATCGAGGAAAGACCGTGACAAACAATACGAAGACGGATTACGACGCACCGGACTTGGAAAGGATGCACCTGGTGGTGCAACATTCGATGGCGCAAGCAAAGTCGTTCACCCAGTCATGGCTGAGGCGTGTGTCGATTTTGCAGCTTCAAGCGCTAGAGAACTACTCCCGCCTGATGGAATTGTTAAGTCGGAAATAAAAGGTGAAGCTGACAGAGAGCGTTTACAAGTTGCTGAACGCAAAGCTACATTCCTTAACTGGCAGTTAACGGAACAGATTCCAGAGTACCGTGATGAGATGGAGCAGATGTTAACTCAGCTTCCTCTTGGCGGTTCTCAGTTCTTCAAATGGCGCTATGACTACGAACAAAAGCGTCCTATGTGTGAGTGGATTCCAATTGACAACATCCTCTTGCCATATGCAACAACTAACTTCTACACATCAGCTCGTGTTACAGAAGTACAAGATATCACAGAAGATGTGTATCAACAACGTATTGAACAAGGCATCTACCGTGATGTAGACGTTGCCCACATCTCTGAAATTGAGTTGGATAACCAAACTCAATCATCTAAAGCAAATAACAAGATTGAAGGTCGTGATTTACCACAGAAGAATGTGGACGGTGTTCGTCGTGTTTATGAGATTACATGTTTCTTGCGTTTAGAAGAAGATAGCGAAACAGAAGGTCGTCGTGCTCCATACATTTTGACTATTGACGAAGCGTCTGGTAAAGTGTTGGCTTTATATCGTAACTGGGAGTATGGTGATGAGAAGCTCACAAAGTTGGATTGGTATGTCGAATTCAAGTTCATTCCTTGGCGTGGTGCTTATGCTATTGGTCTCCCTCATCTTATCGGTGGCTTGTCTGCTGCTCTTACCGGCACTCTTCGTGCTTTATTGGACTCAGCACACATTAACAACAGTCAAACGATGCTCAAGCTCAAAGGCGGACGCATTAATGGACAAAATGACCGCATTGAACCGACGCAAGTTTTAGAAATTGAAGGTGCTCCTGGTGTTGATGATGTTCGCAAGATTGCGATGCCAATGCCGTTTAACCCACCATCAAGCACACTATACAACTTACTAGGATGGTTAACAACAGCCGCTAAAGGCGTTGTGACTACAGCAGAAGAAAAGATTGGCGAAGCAAACGCTAATACACCAGTTGGCACAACACAAGCTCTGATTGAGCAAGGTGCTAAGGTGTTCTCAGCGATTCATGCACGTTTGCATCGTTCACAAGCTAAGAACCTAGCAATTATTTCTCGTTTGAATCATTGGTATTTGGACGAGATGGACAACGAATCTGGAACTGAAATTGAAGTTCGAGATTTCGCAGAGAACAATGACATCAGACCAGTATCTGACCCTAACATTTTCTCTGAAACACAACGATTGGCGCAGGCACAAGCTGTTTTACAGATGGCTAACTCTGCACCACAACTATACGATTTAAGGGCAGCACACCGCCGAGTTTTAAAACAACTCAAAGTTCCTGCAATTAATGAGATATTGCCCGATCCAGATGGAATCAAAGAATCGAATCCAGCGTTGGAGAACGTGGCTATGTCCATGGGTCGCCCTGCGGCGGCTTATCCAGATCAGGACCACATAGCTCATATCAAGGTGCACCTTGCTTATGCACAAGACCCTAACTACGGCGGTAGCCCTTTAATCGGCCCTTCATTTGCACCACAAGCATTGAACCACATCAAACAGCATTTGACATTGCACTACTTGCAATCTATGCGTAGTTATGTGGCGAAAGCTTCTGATGGTACAGACACATTACACTTGCATGAAGAGAAACCATTGACAATTGAAGACCAACAAGCTTTGGCTTTGGCTTCACAATTGGTATCACAAGATGCACAGATGACATTCCAGTCTGCACAACCAGCGTTGATGGGTTTAGTACAAAAAGTACAGCAGTTGCATCAAGCTCAAGTGGAGCAAGCAGCCTTGGCTGACCCAACAGCGAATGTGTTGATGAAAACTCAGATGGCTGAGACACAACGCAAAGCTCAAGAATCTCAACAATATCTACAAAATGAGATTCAGAAGCAACAACAAGACTTCCAATTGGAAGTTGCTAAGTTGCAACAGCAAGTTCAAGAGTTGCAAACTAAGTACAGCACACAAAGCCAGATTGATAGCCAGAACAACGCAACACAAATTGCCTTGGCTAACATCAATAACGCAGCAAGAGAGCGTGTGGCTTCGATTAACGCTGGCGCCCAGTTTGACCAACAACAAACTCAGATTGAGCATGAACAAACAATGGCTGCATTAGAGGCTATTGAAACGGCAAGACAAGATATCAGACAACATGGTATTGCTGTGGAGCAACAATCGTTCCAAAACCAAGCACAACAAATCCAACGTGACATTGAAACTCGTCAAAAAGCGGCTTTGGCAGAACAGCAACACAGACAACAATTAGAGCAACAAGTACTACAACAACAAGCTCAACAAATGGCACAACTTCAAGAAGCTCCACAACAGCCGTCTGAAGTGTTTCAAGGCGAGCAACAAACCCCAACTGGAGAACAATAATGGCTGAAAATTTAAAAGGCTTCCGTCAAACATACCAAGAAACTGGCAAACTATCTAGCGGTGGTGGTCCAGAGGCTGCGATTGACAAAGGAGCATCAGGTTCACACAGAGACAATAACTGGAAGCGTGGCGCTGCACAAGGCAAACTAAAAAACGCTGGCAAAATTGGTCCTGGTAAAAATCTTAACGAGATTAAGGGCGGAAACTTCTACTAAGAAGGGCGGAATCTTAATACTTCTTGCATAAGTAGAAGTATGAAGGACTTAATTTCAGAATTAATTGAGCGTTTGAAAAACGCTGACAAAACATTTGCAGATGGTATCGCTAGTGGAGCAAACATCCACGACTTTCCAGCATACCAACGACAAGTGGGGAATCTCGAAGGTATACGTCGTGCCAGAGATATTCTTGAAAACTTACTATCAGAAGACGACGAAGCTTAAAACGAGCCGTATGGCTTAAGGGAGTGCCGAATGGCATACGACATCAAGAAGGATGAAGACCCAGACACACGCAGTGAAGCGGAATGTTTCCCTGTAGTTGACCATGGTGTTGAAGTAGTTGGTGACCGAGTATTAGTTCAATTGCGTCGCCAAAAGATGAAGAGCAAAGGTGGCATTATTTTTGTTGACGAAACTCAACAAACACTGAAGTTCAACGAAACAGTAGCCAAAGTAGTTCAAGTAGGCCCTCTGGCTTACAAGAATCTTGAGGATTTGAGCCCTTGGATTGAAGGTCCATGGTGCCAAGTTGGCGATTTAGTTCGCACAATCAAGTATGGTGGTGACCGTTTTGTGGTTGACCCAGGTGATGATAATGGTCCAGTGATTTTTATCACGCTTCAAGCTAGGGAAATCATCTCAAAAATCAAATCGTTCGAACACGCACAGAAGATGAAAGCGTTTGTAGACTAATTTTGGAAGAAAATTATGGCAGAAAATGAAAAACTAGACAATATTCCAGTTAAAGAATTGGAAGATGGTAGTGCAAAAGTAGCAATTGGCCTTGAAGAAGACCATTTTGCAGAAGAAGTTGACGAAAAAGCCGAAGGTGGTCATGTAAAAGCGTCTGATGAAGAGAATGAAGACGAAGAAGACCACGATGAAGAGCAAAATGACGACGATGAAGAAGAAACTGACGAAGAACGAGAGAAAATTCGTGAAGCTCGTCGTGAAGAGCGTCGTTTAAAGAAGGATTTAAAGCGTCAGCGTGATATTTCAGCAAAAAACAAGATTACAGCTCTTGAAAGACGTAATGAAGAGTTGGCAAGACGATTAGCAGCAGTAGAATCATCTGCATCTTCGTTCCAATTTGCTCAAATTGACAAGGCAATTGAAGACGAGACAACTCGTATTGAATATGCCAAGATGAAATTGCTAGAAGCAACTCAAAATAACGATGCAGCATCACAAGTTGAGTATCTAGAGCAATTACAAGAATACAAAGGACGTTTGGCACAGATTCAAGCTCATAAAAAAGCTCAATTAGAAGAAGCCAAGCGACCAAAACAAAACGTTCCGAATGAAATTTCTACAGAAGTTCAGCGTAACGCAACCACATGGTTGAAAAAGAACACATGGTATGACCCACAAGCAAGAGACACAGATAGTCGTATTGCTAAGGTGATTGACCAAGAATTAGCAGCAGATGGTTGGGATCCAGCAGACCCAGAATATTGGGACGAATTGGATAACCGCTTATCTGCCCGATTGCCACATCGGTATTCTGCAAAAACTGGCGGAGCAAAGAGAGTAACACCAACTGCATCAAGCAGAACGGCAAACTCTACAGGCAAAGTAGGTAACACTATCACGTTAAGTCGTGAGCGTGTACAAGCCATCAAAGATGCTGGAGCATGGGATGACCCTGTTCGACGCAGCAAAATGATTAAGGCTTACACCGAATTTGACAAACAAAACCGCAATTAAAAGGATAGAATATCATGGCAAACACAAGAATTAAACGAGATTTAGACGACAGATTAGCTGACCGTGTAGCAGAAGTAAAAGCTAGAACGGAGAGCGACGAGGATATCATTAACAGGGAGCGTATCGAAGCGTTCCGTGATAAATGGGCAAACAATGCTTTGCCCGACATTCCAGAGACTGCAATCCCTGGATTCCATTTGTGTTGGTTATCCACCACAAATAATTATGACAGTATCGACAAACGTATGGCATTGGGCTATGAACCAGTGAAAGCCAGTGACTTAGGTAAAGGCTTTGAAACACTAGGTAAGATGAGTTCAGGCAAGTTTGAAGGCTGTGTTAGTTGTAACGAAATGGTTCTCTTCAAATTACCAGAAGAAATTTACCAAGAAGTAATGCGTATGATGCATTTAGAGGATCCGCTAGAACATCAACGTAATATCACTTCTGCTGTAAGGGGCACTGCTCAAGAAGGCAAAGGTGGTCGTTCATTACTAGAAGGTGGTCTTTTGGAAATGGAAAAGGAAACCGCAAAGGCGAATAATAAAAACATTCGTTTCTAATAACATACTTCAATAAAAACAAAGGAAACAAACTGTATGTCAACAACATATAAACCCTTTGGTTTGAAGCCTGCTTACCATCCAAGCGGCTTGGATCGTGCTACACAATTCGTGGGTACAAACAGCTTCCAAGCAGCTACTGATAACACATACAACGCACCATACTCTTTGAGCTCTGGTCAAGCGTTTTATCAATATCAGCCAGTTGGTTTAAACAGCTCTAACCAATTAACTATTGCGGCAACTTCTGCAACTGGCGGTTCAGCTGGTACAGTATTTGGCGTATTTGACGGTGTAGAATTCACGGATTCTCAAGGTCGTCGTTCTGTAGCTAAATGGGCTTCTAAAGCCACTTTGGACGCTTCTACACAAATCATTTTCTGGTTATGGACAGATCCAGCTATGGTTTACGAAGCTCAAATCAATGGTTCAGCTGATGCATCTTCTATCGGTGCTCAGTACGACTTCGATTCTACAAACACACCAGCTTCTGGTACATCTATCGGTAACGGTGGTGCGGGCTTCTCTACAACAGCTTTGGCAGCTTCTCCAGTTGCTACAACTGTTCAAGGTCAAGTTCGTGTAATCGGTCTAGGCCGTGAAACAGCTTACCCAGCAGGCGAAACAAACGCTTGGGGTGATGCTTACACGATTGTTCAAGTGCAAATCGCAAACAATACGTTTGTTGCACCGAAGGCATCGGTTTAATTAACAACGAAAGGAACTAACACATGGCAACCCCAATGCGTAGTACAGACTTTCGTGCGGTAGTCGAACCGATTATCAACGAAGTCTTTGATGGCGTTTATGAACAGCGCGACGACGAGTGGAAAGGTTTTGTAGAACAAATCCAAGGTATTCCACGTAACTATCACGAAGAAGTAATGTTGTTTGGTATGAACGCAGCTCCTGCGATGCCTGACGGTACTCCAGTTAGCTACGATCAAGGTGGTACATTGTACATCACCCGTTTCATCTA